GGTGAGTAATAATATTTAAAAAATAATATTACTCATAATAAAATGAATATTGAAGTACAAAAAGAATATGGATATGTTCTCCTAGTTGGTTTAGCTTTATATTTAACACAACAACTCATTTTGTTAATACCTGTTTTGAAAATGCGAAGTCAAACTAAAATTAAAGCACCAACGCTATATCCAAGAGATAGTGAAATAAAAGAATTGGAATTAAAAACAGAAGATGTCGAAAAATATATGAGAGCTCAACGTGCTCATCAAAATAATGTAGAATTGATGAGTGTTTTTATGCCAATGTTTTTAATTATAGGTTTATTTAAGCCAAAAAAAGCCGCTATCGGTGGTTTAGTTGTTTTAGTTTTTAGAATACTTGGTGGTGTAGGATACTTCTTTAAAAAACGCGTATATGGAGCCCCTTTTCATTTAGGCGAGATATATATTTTATATTTGGGTTTCCGAATAGTTTATGAACTTTTAAGAAAAAAGGCTGAAGTTTAATTTAAAGTTTGTTAATAAATATAAATAATCTAAATATAAATTATTATGTATAGAAATTTTATTCGAAAAAATACAACATCTGTATCAATTGTTTTATTTTTACTATTATTTTTATTTATTCAAAACCAAAAACCCGCATTTATTTATGAAGAAGATGGTAGTTTTAGACAATTTGGTATAGGATTTAAAAAAAAGACAGTCATTCCCATATGGTTAATGACCTTTATTTTAGCAATTTTCAGTTATTTATTCACTCTTTACTATGTAAATTTACCTAATTATAAATTTTGATTTTTAGATTTTTTGATTTTTAAATATTTTGTGATATAAAATATTTAATAAAATTAAGCACTTTCCGAATATCCTTCCTCAGTTTCTTTTGCCATTTCTTCCGCAGATTTTTTCCCTTCATTCATCGCACCTAATAATTTGGCGGCTTCACCATCCTCCGTGGTTTTATCACATATATGTCCTAAAATATATAATTGTGACACCGAATAAGTTAACATAGCAGCTAAGAAATACCAAATAAACTCGGATATAATGTCTTTAACAATGATAGCTTGATATAATTTGTATGCTATTGCTATTGTAATTGGTTTGTTTGTAATTGGGTCAATATCTTTATCCTTTTGTTGGAAATCCCATTTGCCATTTGAACTTATTCCTAGACTTTTAAGAGCATAGAAAAAGTTTTTAGGTGTTAATTCATTTACAAAAAAGGTTCTATTGCCAATTGAATTAAATTTTTCAATTAAACTCTGAGCACTATCGTTTCCATCACCATGTTGTACCTTTATCCATTTTTGTAACTTAAATAATTTACGAGCAATAACATTTTTAACAATAAAGTAACCAATTGTATTAGAAAATGGAGCTTTCCAGCCGGGCATCATATTTAAAATAACCACCATTGTTCCCATGATAAAAATATATGGAATAAAAGAATAAAGAAATGATTTTAAAGCAAATCCTTGACTTGTCGGTGGACAATGTTTAGACATTTCTTTAACATTAAATGAATACATCATTAAAAATAAAACAACTAAAAATGCCACGGTTAATAATGGTATTTTACCAGCTGGGTTTTCCGCTGTAGCTGCGCCTGTAGCAATATCAATACCACCCATATAGGTTTTAAACACTGCGAAAAAATATAAAAATAAAGGAATTAGCAAAACAGCTATAAATGTTGAACTAGAACTTTTTTCTTGTGATTTTTCTGTCATTATTCTTATTATAGATAATGAGTATAATATTTTTTGAAATTTTCACTAATTATATAAATGAATACTCCTTTATTAATTGAACCGGGAGCAAGATATTTTTTATCAGAAAACTTAAAAAATTGCCACAAAAGAAGGATAACTAGGAATATTATATTCGTAAATGTATCATTACTTATTTCATTTATACTGATTGTTGCTTTTTATTTAATGTATAAAAAAAAGAATAAGGAGACGGAAGACTCAAAAGAAAAGAAAAAATTAGAAGTACAAAATTATTTATTAAATAAAGTTCACCGTGTTATAAGAGTTGATAAGAAACATCGTAAAGAAATGATAACAAATCTTCCTAAATTTGAAAGTGATTATGAACTACTTCATGAAAAATTTTATAATGTATAATATTTTAAAAAAAATTATAGATATAAATTATACTATGAGTGAAAATACAAGTTTAAATGATTTAGAATTATATTTCAAATTAAAAAATAAATACGAAACCTTATCAAATAAAAAGAAAAATAAAATTAAAAAAACAATTAAAGATAAAAACGAACAAAAAATATTAATAAATTCAATACGGTTAAAATGTGTCCATTGTAATCAACCGGGTGGCACATTGTTTTCTATGAAAGATGAATTTTTAATAGCTAAGTGTAAAGCTAATAAAAACTGTGGGTTTAATTTAAAAATACAAAAAGGGAAAATAGAAAATTACAAATTATTTTCTAAAACAAATAAACAAAAAATAGAAAAAATTAAAGAAAAAATAATTCAAAATAAGTTAAAACTTTTATATAATTTAGAGAATGAAGAAGTTATTTTAGCAGAATTCGATACTTTAAAGAGTGAATATCAAGAAGAGACTATGAAAGAAAAAACATTAAAATTATTTACCCAAGCTAGAAATATTGTTAAATTAACAGATTTTTTAGACGAAGATGATTTATTATTGTTAAAACAAGTAAAAAGTATTGGTGATGAAGACGATGAATCAAAAGGTAGTAAATCAAAAGGCAAAAAATCAAAAGGCAAAAAATCAAAAACAAACTATGATATTCTAAATATAGATGATAAAGATATTATTATGAAGGGTGACGACCCATTTATTGATAGAAATAAATTAGTTATGGTATTAAATGGTAAATTAGATAATCTAATAAAAACTTTTAAAGAATTGATATCAAATTATAGAGCAAGTGATACACAGGAAAAAATACTTTTAACGAATGCTTTAAAGATATACATTGAAAATATTACACTACTTGAAAAAAAAATAATGACTTTAAAGTACTCAGAGATATTCATAGAGGAAAATAACATTAGTTCGGGTGGATTCGGACAAAAACCTGAATACGAATACATTCTTATCAAGTCTAAAAATAGTGTATTTGAAAATGATTTTATTGCCGAGCCATTTAAAACTTTAGAAAAAAGCGTAGATAAAGATGCGGTTGATAAAGCAATGGATAAAACGATGCGACGTCGCGAAAAAAAATTGACGAGTAAAATCCAACTCAAATCTGGAGAATCAAAAAGAGACGAGGGCGATTTAATAGACGATATGGACGCAATGAGTCCTGTAAATAAAAATATTGAAAGACCTGATTTATATGATGATGGTACAATGTTTATATTTTGGAGTGGTTCTCAAGACAAACCACCCGGTAAGGGTAAATCTGGTGGAGGCGAGCGTATAGCAGATGAAAGTAAATATCAAGAACTCGGTGAAATTAAAAATTGGAGAAAGGTCTTATCAAATATGTATATTAAAAGTGATAAGGATGGTAAGATCATAAAATTGTTTGAATTGGGTGGTATGAAATGGGCGTCCGTTGAACATTATTACCATGCGAGTAAATATGGTTATTATAATGAGATGGAAGAAGGTGACGATAATTACAATGCTGAAGAGGTTAGAGTTGGTCGCGAATTTTATAGAAAATTCTCTCTAGATAGCAATTCTAAGTTCTGTAAAAATCCAAAATTAGCATTATCAGTTGGCGGTAGAGCTGGGAAACTGTTGGGTAAGAAGTTCCGTCCATCTATTCTAAAAATGGACCCTGAATTCTTTAAAAAGGAGAAAAATGTTAGCGCTATGCTTGAAGCACAAAGAGCTAAGTATTCGCAAGATGAATTTTCCAAGACCGTTTTGATGGCAACTAAGGATGCTAAATTGGTACATCTTGAGAAGAAAATGTTCAAAAAAAGTAATTTAGTACCTTTCAACAATACAATGGAAATAAGAGAAAGTTTTAAGAATGCGGATGGGTTTGAAAAAATTTCATTGCGAGAAGAGGCTGATGAAAAGGTTGATGAAAAGGCCGATGAAAAGGCTGATGAAAAGGCTGATGAAGAGGCCGATGAAAAAGCTGAAGAAAAGGCTGATGAAACTAAGAAAACGGACGCTCCTGAAAAGGAAGAATAAATAATATCATGATTAATTATTTTATGTTATTATTATAAGAATGACCATATCTAAAACTTCTTTAAATTTTATAAATCATTTTTTTTCTTTAGTTACGGATAATATGGATATTTTAACTAAAAATACAATAAATGAAATTTTAAAAAAAATGCATATCAAATTAAGTTTATCTGATAAATTTTATAATTTATACCAAAAACAAATAAAAAAAGAATCTGTTGTTGTAAATGAAAAAACATACTTATCAAAGCAGTTTAAATTAATTAAAAATGGCAACTTTATACCTTCTATAATTCATAAAAAAATAAAAAAAATTAATTTCAACGAAATATATTATTTTAAAATAAAAAATGTTGAATTTCAAGTACATTTTGTATCAATTAAAAAAAAAAGTAGAAATGATTTGGATAAAAAAATTAAAAAAATAATAAAAATGATACATTTCTTACTATCTTTTCATGTTGATTTAAATGTGGAATCTATTAACATATTACTATTTCTGACAAATGAAAAAAAGGAATTACCCGTCAATAGCAGTGTTGTATTAAATGAAATGAATGTAAATACAGCGGTAACATATTCATGTTCTAAAAATGGCGAGGTATTTTTGTACAGAGAAGAAGAATATTTTAAAGTTTTGATCCACGAATTATTACATTCTTTGTGTTTTGATTTTTCAAAATTATCCATAAGTTTTGATATTAAGTCAATAATATTAAAAATGTTCAATGTAAATAGCAAATTTTATATAGCAGAAGCATATGCTGAATTTTGGGCAAATATTATAAATACATCATTTGTATCTTACGAATATCTAAAAGATAAACAAGACGTTGATGATTTTATATATAATTTTAAAATTTTAAATTTATTCGAAAAATTCTTTTCAATCTTTCAATGTATTAAAATGCTTGATTTTATGGGATTAACATATTTAGATGTGATTAGTAAAGACAAAAAAACTATTAATTTTTCATTGTCCAAATATAAAGAAAATACAAATGTTTTTGCTTATCATATTTTAAAAATGGTTTGGTTATTCAATACGGAAAGTTTCATAAATTGGTTTAATAAAAATAATATTCATTTAATTTATTCACAAAAAACAACCGAATATACAAAAAATATATTAAAAAAAACTAAAACACACTACAATGATGAAAAATTATTGGAATTAATAAAATATATTGAAATATTTTATAAAAATATTAAAAATATAAATAATATAAATAATAATTCAGAATATGAAAGTACTAAAGATTTATTGAAAAATGCTAGAATGTGTTTATTGGACATTTAAATTGATTATAATTAAATATATAAAATTATGATCAATCCAATGGGTATTAAACTACTGAACAAGTATATAAAGAATGATTGG